AAATGTTTATTGGCAAATAGATAATTCTAGTTTTCAATTGAAATCAGGTGAAACTATAGATTTATTTGCATCTGAAGATTATAATTATAGAATCACAGTACCTTATATAACAGGTTGGATTACACCCGCGGCGTCTTATGTATTTATTATAGAAAATGAAACAATAGTTCTTAATATAACATATGAAATAATGATTCCTGGTCAATTACAAGTTTTTTTATTTGATGACGATGGAAAAGGTAGATGGAATAGAGCATATTATAGCGCAGATTTAGTTAGTGGTACTATTATTGATATGGAACCAGGAACATATAATGAATTAAATTTTAAATCTCTTAGTAATAATTATATACCGTCTATTTCAGAATATGCTCCGTTTACAATCACTCCAAATCAATTAACAGTTCTTAATGCTACATATAGACAAGGTTATAATTCAGGTACAATACAAGTTTTTATTTCTGGGGAAGATGGTTTAGGTCGTTGGACAATAAATTGGGGTTCTTATGAAAATATTAGTGGTGCAAAAGTTCATTTATCTACGGGTAATAAAACACTTAGATTTAAATCTATAGATGGTTATGATTTACCAAGTCAACATAATACATCTATTAATATTATTTCGGGACAAACAGTTGTTGTAAATGCAGTATATGCAAAAGCAGTTAGAGGAAGAATACAAGTATTTGCTCCAGAAGTAGCATCTATATCATCTTCTATTTGGTATATAAATGGTATAAGTATGTCTACTCAAGCTAGTGGGAATATATATTCTGTTGTTCCTGGAACATATGAAATACGTTTTTTACAAATAACTAATTGGATTGAACCTGCTTATTATACTGTAACGGTTGCTGCGGATGAATTAGTATCTATAACAGTACATTATAATCCTTATACATTATTTGGTTGGGGTGCTAGTGATTCTAGACAACTTTCACCAGATAATAGTAATACTATAGTTTCGTCTATAACAGGTGTTAGGTTTGTACCACCTAGCCCAATTAAAGATATGTATATAGCAGATGTACAAACAACAGCAGTATTAGAAAATAATGAAATATATACGTGGGGTAATACAGGTGTAAGTGCAGTATCTCAAGTTCAAAAAATAAATTTTATTTTTCCAGATACAATTAAAAAAATATATACTGATTTTTCTCAAAATTTAACAGTAGCATTATTAAATAATGAAAATATATATATTTGGGGTGGAAATAGTTATGGATTATTCGGTAATAATACAACAACATCTTCTATAACACCTACATTATTAAATTATACGTTTCCTGCTAATATTAAAAACATACGTATATCTTATAATTATATTGTTGTATTATTAGAAAATAATGAAATATATCATTGGGGTTCAAATGTAAGTTTATTAGTACCTACTAAGTTAAATACACCTTTCGTAGATCCTATAAAAGATATATATCTTACATACGAATCGACACTTTTTGTATTATTAGAAAATGGAAACGTATATGGAAAAGGAAATGCTGCTTTGTATGGTTTATGTTATTATTATACTAGAAATTATTTTTCATATAGTGAAATATTAAGCGCATTATCTATTAATGAAATATATGTAGGTCCATATCATTGTTATGCTAAAACAAATTCAAATGAATTATATGCTTGGGGTAGAAATAAACCATCAGTAACAGGTGCAGAAAATGCTGGAGCATTAGGTATTGGTGTAACACACTCTGATAGTTGTATACCTAGAAAATTTGAATTTGACTTTCCATCTAATATTCAAAAAATTATATTAGGAAGAGATTTTACATACGCTATTTTAGAAAATGATGATATATATGTTTGGGGACATAATACAAATGGTGCGTTGTTAAGAACAGCGTGCAACACACCTCAAAAAATTAATATCAATATAACAAATGCTGTAAATTATACTTTTAAAAATCCAATGTCTAACTTAAAATTTGGACAAAGAACAATATTTGCTATAGTAGATGAAGAATAATTTTTTATCAATATGAAAGTTAGAACAAAATATAGATCTATTCTCTTATTATTTTGCGGGGGGTATTATAATGTCAACACGTTGTTTAAGATTTGAAGATCGTTCATCATATCAAGATAATATAACTTTATGTAAAGGTCATGTGAAAATATATAAAAATAATCATTTATTGATTGAAAAAGATAATCATATAGTAATTACAGGAAGAAATTGGTTAATGCAACGTGCGTTTGGTTTGCCTTTTGATTTAGAAAATCAAAAGCATTTATGGTCATTAAGATGGTTTTCCTTAGGTAATGGAGGTACAGCTATAGATGCACCTTTCCAACCTATATGGCCTACAGATGAAGATGTAGATGTTTTTAATAAAATACAATTTGTATTACCTACAAATAGAACAGGGAGACATAATGAAGATTGTTATAAAAAACTTATAGATGGTATATCTTTTGAATCCGCATTAACAACAAAAGTTACAATGACAGTAGCATATGATGATTGTGTTAATGAATATATCAATGAAGCTGGTTTATTTGCTTCTCCAACAGAAGAATTAGTTGAAAACAGATTTAATTTATTTTCACATGTTACATTTCCAACAATTCCGAAAAGTAATTTAGCGGAATTAACAATTGAATGGTATTTTATTTTTTAATAGGGGGTTTTTTATATTATGTCATACTCTCTTACATTAGATTGGGATGCTATACAAGAAAGAAATATTGATCCCTTTTCTCCAGTAGATTCCGATAATCATAATAAATTGCTTAAAATATTAGGCAATCATAAAATGTTTATTAAAGGTTTTGATTTAACATATACAAGAGATAATACAACAACAAATTCTATGATTGCTCATTTAGATAGAGGAACATGTGTATTACAATATATGGTTTTAGATTTTCTAGAACCTGCTACTATTAGATTATTTCAATGTCCTATTACAGAAAGACGTATTGCTATTGTTATAGAATATCAATTTAGAAAAACACAACCTTTACCTGTAGCTACAATCAAATCTATTTTATGGAGTGAATATGATCCGCTTAGACATTTACTTTTATATTCATTCCAAATAGGGAATTGGAATATTGTTCCTACTTTGAATGATTGGACTAATCATTTAGCTGTTGAACCTAATTTTATAGATCATAGATATGATGATGATGTTATTCCGTCATGGGCATGGAAAACATTTGTAAAAAAAGCTGGAGACGAAATGGAAGGTTATTTAACCTTACATGATGTTCCTATAGCAGATTTTCATGCTACACCTAAAATATATGTAGATCAAAAAGATAGTTTATATAATAGTAGATTTGTTTTAAAAGCTGGAGATTTAATGTCAGGTTATTTAACCTTACATGCACATCCTACTTTGCCTTATCATGCATCTACTAAAGCATATGTTGATAATAAAGGTGCAGAATACGATGCTAGATATGTACCTTTAACAAGAGCAATAACAGCAGGTAATGGTTTAACAGGCGGTGGAACATTAGCAGCAGATAGAACTATTACTTTAGGTAATCCAAGCGATATTACTGGTACTTCTACTAATGCTGTAACAGCAACATCACATACACATAAATTTGATGTTACCGCATTAGCTACATATACAGTACCTGCTACATCTGAAGTTACTTCTGCTTTAAGATATACGGGTCATACAAAAACAAGTGCTTGTTTATATGGTGGAACTACAGATCCAGATGGAAATGTACGTTTAAATTATGCTGGAGATTTTTATGCTACTCGTGTATTAAATGCAAACTACAATGACTATGCAGAATGTTTTAAAAATGATTCAAACGAAATTTTTTATAATCGTATAGTACAAATTAAAGAAGATGATGAATCGATAGAACTAGCTTCTGCTTTATCTACTAAAGTTGTAGGTATTATTTCAGATTCTTATGCATTTTTAATTAATGGAACAATAGATGATATTGAAACAAAGAAAAAAGTACCTGTTGCTATGGCAGGAACAGTTAATGTAGATGCGGATGATGAATTTATTTCTTCTGCTTGTAAAGGTGATTTTATAGTTGCTAGCAAACAAGGATTAGCTAAACCGATTACAAAACATACATATATGGAAAAATATATCGGTTGTGTAGTAGGAAAAATTATCGAAATAGATAAAATAAAAAAACAATATAAAGTATTAGTATTGATGCTTTAACTAGGAGGTTTTTCTAATGTGGGAATCTCCAAATATTAAAGATCATGTTGAAGAATATACAGATTTATCGTTAAATCATTTTATCACAGCAAGTCGTTATGATAATGTTAAAGATAAAATTGGAGATTATGATTATATATATGCTGGCGAATACACAGAACTTGTTATTCCAGATGTATCAATCAACGAACTTATTGAAAAAATAAATGAATTGATTTTTATATCAGAACAAAAAAAGTTTACACCTAATGCAGATTATCAAGCGCCTAGTTTATCTTTTTTAAGATATGATAGTATAACGTTGTATCATATTATTTTATTTGTAAATAAAATAATGACTAATGCTAATTTTCATATAAATAAATTAAAAGATATATTTTTATTATCACAACAACAATTACATGATTTGATTTTAAAAAGAAGTAAAAAAATGCCTAGAACATTGAGACCTGTAAAAACAGCACAAGAATATCAAATTTTATCAGATGAAATAAGACGTAGAAGTAATGAAACAGAACAAACAATTACAGATTGGTTGAATATTAAAATTACAAATTATAATTTTACAAATATTCAAAATACAAATTTATATAAATTATTAGAAACAGAATTTGGTGTAGATTATTTAAAACAACTAGTAACAAAATTAACTAAATATAGAAAGAGGGTGGAGTTAGATGTATAATGGGTTTACATTATCACCTATTGATATTTTTCCTGTTACTATACCTGTTTTACAAACTCCACCATCTCAATCAATTCCATTAATACAACAACATAGAGAATTTCGTGGAGAACGTATAGAAACAATTTTATCAAGTTATACATCTTCATTGTATTTGAGATTGATAAATTGGAATAAAGTATTATTAGTAAAATTTCCATCTATGCTTATATCTGTTCCAAGTATTATATATTCAAATAATACCAATGATAATGGTATTTGTATAAATATGGATTTGTCTACAGCAAGATTAAATGTAAAAGATAATAAAATAATGATTACAGATTATATGTCTTTTTCTTCTTGTATATTATATGGTATCAATAAATTATTATTTAAAAACATGAAAGATGATCAAGTATTATCTGTTGCATTCAATTCTATGTGTGGTTTTTTGTATTCATTAATCATTAGATGTTATATAAAAGATATTAATATGAATGAAATACAAGATCAAGATATTGCTAATATGTATTATTTAATTTGTCAATTAGTAGGTAATCAATATTTAAATGTTTCTGGTAATTTAAATGCTATTTGTACTGTAGCAACTCAAAGATTTTTTATGAAAGAAGATCCAAAAACAAAGAAAAAAATGGTTACGGCTAGATTCAATTTAGATTATTTACCTAGAAATGTAGATGTTCAAACTTTTGATGGTTTATTTTCTATATTATCTGATATGGATATTTTACCAAACATTTCATTACCTGATTTTAGAACACGTATTTCTTCTATGTTTTCTTCTTCTTTATTAAGTTCATTATCAAATGGTTTAGATTTTATAAGTATGTTAACATCATTACAATTATCTTCTGATGTATTTAATCAAAGAATATTATCTATTAGACCTGTATCTGTAAATAATATAAATAAAATATTAAATAAATATATTTTAGATTCAACAAATAATATATCTATAGGTAAAAATAATAGTGATGTACCACCTGGTTGGTGATGAAATATGCCTGGAGAAAAAACATTAGGATTTTCTGTCAAAGCTAATTTTAAATTTCCAAGTGGAAAAAAATTAGTATTAACAACACAAATAACATCTGTAAAATTGATGTTTGCTAATAATATGTTAATTCCTATGTTGGAACTAACATTTTATGTTGTTCCTTGGTTCTTAAATGAATTTACAAAACCGCACATGGTTGATTTGGAAATAAAAGAAAAAGATCAAAATGATAAAATGAAAACTGTTATAGAAGGAACATTTTTAATTGCGTCCAATTGCGGTGGTATGATGGATAGTGATGAAGGTAAACCTAAACGTGCGGATTTTCAAAAAATAACACAAAAGTATTTTTTAGCAAATGCTTATTCTTTCATGAATCAAGTTGTAGGTTGTCTTAAAGATAAAACAAAAATTAAAAATGTAATAGAAGATTTATGGGTTCAAACAGAACATGGTACATTACAATTAGATTGGGGAAAATTAAAAAACATCGATACGTATCCACAATATTTTGTACCATCTTCATCTTTTATAGATTCATTAAGATGTATTACACAGTATGAAGGATTGTTTGATACTTTACCTATCATATATACAGATATGAAAAAATTACATATTAAATCTATTAATGATATCAAAGATCCTCCAATTCATATTTATTTAAGACAATCTTCAACACAACATAAAATAAAAGCAGATACTTTAAAATATGGTGTGTATTCATTACCATCTTGTTATACTAATTTTAATTCTATAGCAGCAACATTACCAAAAGATATGAATTTAGTTCAACATAATAAAGATGAATTATTTACTACAGATAAAATTAATGTGGAAACAGAATCTAGATCTATGAATATTGTGGATAATACAGATATGCATGATTTTTTTGGTAAATATATAGATCAATCAAAACAAAGACATATTGTAACTAATCCTAACCAATTTTCCTTTCGTGAAAATTTATCACATATAATGTCTTCTACTATTGAAACATCACCCTTACATGTACCTGATGGGTTTAGATTTCCACATTGGTTTATAGGTAGAAAAATTATTATTGAACCATTACATTTAATGTATACAACTATGAATATTAGTTTATATGTTAAAAAATTAATGTTTCATATTAAACAAGAAATCGAACATAGGTGGGATGGTACAATAGATGTATATCTAAGTACAGTTTCTACTAAGAATTTTGTTGTTTAAGGGGTTTTGTTTATGAACAACCAAATAATTCAATTATTTGAAAATATTTTTGATTCAAAATTAGATAGACATTATCGTGAATTACTATATGATGAAACATTAATGTATATACAACATATTAGATCATTAAATAAAAGACGTTTTCGTTCAAATTATTTACGTGCTTTATTTGATGCATTATATCGTGGTGTAGAAAGTAAAAAAGTATTTTTTGCAGAATGTACAGCTAATGAAACAATTGCTAGATTACAATATATGACAGGTAATGCATTATTACCATTATCAGGTATCAAAGCTATTGCTCCTATTATATATTGGATATATAATCAAATAAGAACAAATACAGCATTAGAAGCATTAAGTATCGCAGGTGTTTATTTTTCTCAAAAACAAAGATTGTTTGTATTTATACCTAATACTAAATCCGAATTTTGGGATAATGAAAATGTGTTTTATATATTGACACATGAATTATGTCATTTATATGCTAACATATATAATATGGATTTTAAAACACTTTTTTATAATGATTATATTTATCCATTTTATCAAAATTTTATAAAAAATATAATAACTTCTTTTAGAATAAGTAATATAGATCAAACACAAATAGATCAAATAGCAAAAATATATGCAGATCATTTGATGGAATTTGAAGATTATGAAAAGAAAAGTAATAAAATTTTAAATAAAATGTTCAAAGAAATAGATCAAATAAATAAACAAATTACAGATATATTGTTTTCATTATTATCAGGTATATTTGAAGAAGATTATGCAGATATACAAATAGAAGATTATTTACAAGAAATAATATATAAAACATATCATGATATAGGTATTAATATACCAAAAAAATTTAAATTTTATCAAGAAATTTTATTTTGTAGTGAAATTGTATGTATAGCTGCCTTTGTACATAATAAAAGACCTGCTTTTATTACTATGTTGAATAATGTTTTTAAATAAAGTGTGGTGTATTATAATACGATGAATACTAATGAATTAACTCCACAACAAATAGTTGAAGAATATTCCAAATGTG